TGGCTGTCGAGGAAATTGGCAAGCAATTGTCAAAAAGTCCATGGGTCGACGAAATGAAACACGCCGATTTCCTTCAATACGGGAAAGCGAGGAGACCTCTAGGACGTTATCTGACGAGGACATTAGAAAGCTATTTGCCAGGGGCAGAAGCTCGTCGAAAGTCAGATTACCTTGACTACCAGAAAAACTTGATCTATGATCACATGCCTAAAAAGATTTTTTATCGGGATTCAATTCTTGAAGAACATAAACCAGAACGGGACCGCAAAATTGCGGTCTACAAATTCTTTAAAAAGGATGGTTGCCTATGAAACGAAACAAGCATTCACTTTCGCATTACAAGCTGCTTACTGCTGAAATGGGAAAAATAATCCCCATAGCATGGTACGAGGCTCTGCCTGGCGATACTTTCCAGGCTTCAACCTCACTTCTTCTTCGGTTCTCTCCGATGCTCTCCCCTATGATGCATTCGGTTAGAATTCGTATTCATCACTTCTTCGTTCCTAATCGTCTTGTTTGGGATGATTGGGAAGATTTCATTACGGGAGGACCCGATGGGAACGATGCTTCTGTTCATCCTTATATTAATCTTTCTTCGGGTAAGCCGGAAGGCTCTCTCCATGATTATATGGGGATTCCCCCTGCTGCTTCCTATCCTAATCTACACGTTAGTGCGTTACCTTTCAGGGCCTACAACCTGATCTGGAATGAGTTCTACAGAGACCAGGACCTCCAGGACGAGCTTGCGGTGGTGAAAACATCTGGAGTTGATATTACGACTGAGCAGACGCTCCAGAACTGCAATTGGGAAAAAGATTACTTCACGACTGCGAGGCCATGGGAGCAAAAGGGAACCGAGGTGACCATTCCCGTGGGTGATGCTGCTCTTGTGAAGTTGAGTCCCACCACTGGGAAGCAACAGATTGTGCGTAACGTTACTGACCATAGCATCAGTGCGGCGACCGATCTTGCAGCGAAAGGCACGAGCGGTTACTTTGCCGCTACTGGCGGTGGTTCTGACAAGGTGCTGGATCCTGGCGAGACGTATTATGCTGATCTCAGCCTTTCTACTGGCGTGTCTGTGAATGATCTTCGGCTGGCTCTTGCTATTCAACGGTACCAGGAGGCTCGTGCTCAATACGGTTCGAGGTATGTTGAATACCTTCGTTACCTTGGTGTTCGGTCCTCTGACGCCCGGCTTCAGAATCCTGAATACCTGGGTGGTGGCCGCTCGATCGTGCAGGTGAGCGAGATCGTGAAAACAGGATCGGTGGAGGATCCTTCTGAGCCGATTGGTACTCTCAAGGGCCACGGGATCGCGGCGATGCGTACGGCTAGGTTTCGAAGGTTCTTCGAAGAGCACGGCATCATCATGTCTCTGCTCTCAGTGATTCCTAAAACCGTGTACACAACAGCTCTTCATAAAAAATGGTCTCGTACGATTAAAGAAGAATATTACCAGAAGGAGCTAGCCTTCCTTGGGGATCAGCCTGTGCTGAATAAAGAGGTTCAATGGAACCACTCTTCTCCGGACGCGACCTTCGGCTATGTGCCTAGGTACGACGATTACAGGTATCATCCATCTGAGGTTCATGGCGAGTTTCGGTCGACGTTGGATTACTGGCACATGGCGAGGGAGTTCTCCGGAGACGTTGCTCTCAACGAATCCTTCATCCAGGCCGTTCCCACAAAGCGAGTTTTCGCATCAACGGATACAAATCCCCTTTACATTATGCTAAACAATAAAATCGTGGGTAGACGGCCTGTGCTGGCGAATGCTCATGCAAAAACTTTCTAAAGGAGATTCTCTATGCAAATATCAAAAGACCTTCTTGAAAAATTCAAATCCATGAAAAAGGCGGAGCTTGACGAGCTGGGTCGGGAAGTGAATTCTCCCATCCCTAAATTCGAGGCGGTTGTTCCTGCGCCGCTTTCAATTACAGATCAAATCAAACGCCTCATGAGAGTGGAGTTGGGCCGACAGGCCGCCGCTCAAGGAATGGAGTCTTTCGAGGAGTCGGACGACTTTGAGGACGAGGAGTTCGACGACGCTCCGGAGACGGAGTTCCAAAAAGAGCCTGTAATGAGACCTGAGTGGCCTGGGCCTAAAGGCCTAGGTCAAAGGGCCTACTCTCCCCATGGGTTAAAACAGGCTCCTCCCCCTTCTCCTGAAGGGGATAGTGAGGACGACGCCGACGTTGAACCGAAAGGTTCGACGCCGGTGCCGTCCGCCAAACCAAAAGCACGCCCTAGTAAGGCTACTGTGTAGGGTGTGCTGTGCTGTGGTGTCCCTAGCGTCCTATTAACTTGATATAAGAGACGCTAGGTGACACCAAAAGTCACCAAATAAAA